TGTATGTAAGAGAAGCATATCTACTTAAAATATCTTCTTTAGTTATCCCAGAGGAATCATGCTGTTCCCAAAATTTACCTTGTTTAAAACTCCAAATCTTACCATTTTCTGGTTTGGTATGAATCCAAATTCCAAAGCTCCCACCTCCATAGTTTATACCATCAGAGTCACTAATTGCAGCTTTAAATTTTAGTGTAAATTCATGTTCTGGGGATAGGAAATTATTTCTTATATCATAAATTGATGAAGGAGTTTCATATTTACTTATATCAAATATTATTCTACCAAAACCATCATAAGCCACTTGTTTTATAAGGATATTGTCGTGTATTAAAGTATTTCTTCTTGCACCATATTTTCCTGAATTATTTATATCAATTATTGCAAATAAGTTATTTGGACTAGATCCAGAAGTTTGGCATAATTCAATATGGCTCAACACCGCAGAATTTCTAAACTCACTTATTGACGATCCAACATTTAATATTGAACTCGTTATATAAGTTCCAGAAGCAACTCCGCTACTTGAAAATATTCCAGAATTAAATCTAAGTTCTTTTACACTTGATAAATTTGTTGTTATTAATTCTGGGTATTGAGTTTCAGTTAGTTTTGAGTTATACAGTAAAGATCCGAAAGCATGTGAAAATATGGTTGGCCCATCAATGTCCAAAACTGTTGGAGTCAACCTGTGTCTATTAAAATTGTGCGTGTATTCGTTGTATAACTTGTGAAACTCCTTTCCAAATTGAATATTTTCATATTCTGATATTGAACTAGGAGAGTTTAAATTGTTAGCGTAACTTTGTAAAACATTCATCCATCTGTAATTTGAGTTATAATACAGTGGGTTTTGATCGTAGTATGCTGACGCTTGAAGTAATTTCTTTTGCTCTAAAATGTAATGTATAGCAGCTAAGAATGGATTTAATTGACCGTGATCTAGTGAATTGCTCACACTAAATACAGAGGAAGTTAGTCCCCTTAGTGGGTAAGTATTGCTAGTTGTTACCCCATTGTGAACATTTGATGAATTTAAATTTTCACATAAAGAATATACATCTGGTATATTATTGTAATCTGGGATCGGAACATATTGCAGTGAGGACGGAATAAATCCTAATGGATAATATAAATTATTTACAGTTGTATAGTTTTTTAATGGGGACGGTGAATTAAATCCAGTTCTGCTATAGTATCCATCCCTAGGCAAAATGTTTTTAAAATTTCTTCTTCTATGGGATCTTCTTGGAATAAATGCTGCTGGAGATGTTGGATTGACATATGTATCATTTAATTCATCGACATCACCTCTTGAGAATGTTGCCAGAGATGTTGTGGTAAGCCCTCTTTTGTAAGATGGGAAGTATATTGCTGAACCTGCAAAGTTAGACAAATAAGAAGAACTAGCTACAAATTGTCCTTGGTCAGTTTTATCAAATCTTAGATAAGGGCTTGTGATGTTACTTTGTGTTGCATAAGAATCTGATTCTTCCAAGGATGCTACTAAATCTGGGATAGCATGAGCAGGCGAGAATTCTTTAGCAGCTTCACTTATTATATTAAATGATTCTCCTGAATCAGACTCCAAAGATTTTTTGTAGAAATCAAAATCAGTTGCCGATACTAATAAACTATAGTGAGATGATTTACCGTTCCATAGAGGAAGATATTGAGATTTAGTATTAGATATATCTTTTATTATAGAATCCCAATTTGGAGCGTATGTGGCACTGGTAGTAAAGAATAGCCAAGCATTGTTTACTTGTATAAAATTAGTTACATTTATACAGTTTTGTCTTATGTATTCTCCTACTTGAACTGCAAAATCTTGTCTGACTGAGAAGCATACTAGCTTATCAACTATTGAATCTATTAGATCATCAGTGACTCTTATATCAGTGTAATAAGGATATTCTTCGAAAGGAGGAATGCTGAAGTCTCTTCCTCTGTAGTTGAATATAAAATCTGAATTGTTTAATGGGAATGGCTCCCCATCAAAAATGAATAATTCGTTATACTCTTGAGCTAATTGATAAATTATTTGATCTACGCAAAGCCTAATATTTTCATCAAAACTGCTAGCACTATATGTAGTTACCCCAAGATTAGTTGCAACGGTTCTAGTCCAAGTAGAGTAATCTTGTAGCAAAGATGACTCTGTAGCCAGAGCATAGTAAATTAAATTAGGGATGTAAGATTCCCAAAGTTCAGTTATTAAAGAACTTACATCAAATACATCTTGTCCTAATACAGCATCAACAGCAAATTGAATAGACTTCTTGGTTCCAGAATATTTATAAATATTTATTGCATTCGCTATTTGAAGTCTCCATCTATCGGGCTCTGCTCCAAAAAGCCTCCACCCTATCAACTGAGCTAAATAGGGCAAGAAATCATCAGGACACTCGTCTAGATCATTCAATACTTGAAGTCTGTCCACTTTGTTGCAGTAATCTGCAAATCCAAAAGAGAAAGCTTTTAATAATTTTATAAATGGGCCAACATTAACTTTAGAATCTAATGTATACCCATATTCTATAAAATTATTTATTGCGTCTTTTACTCTCGTATCTTGAACATCTAAATACAAAGGAGAATATACTATATCAATTAAAGTTAAAAGTTTTTCTAATTGAGCTTCCCCCGTAGTATACCCGTCAGCGGTCTGTAATAAAGAAGGCGGAAGGAATTGAGATGGGAGCAGCTTTAAAGGTTGCCAACTTGTGCAAGTTTCGTAATTCTTCCATACGTGAGTTGTAAGCCCTTTTATTCCATCATTTAACTGTATGGAGCCGCCAGCATATAATTTATTGACTATCAAATCGTGAACAAAGGCTGAAGGATTGTAACTAAGGCTTGTGCTGCTTGGATTTAAGAAGTATAACCAGGAAAGATTATTGATTAAATAAATGTGATTGGAGCTTACACTTCCACCTTCAAGAAAATCTAAAGATGGATAATTTGTTCTTATTCCTGGTAAAAGAGTTTCTGTTAAAAACTCAGACAATTCGGAACTGGTATTAAAATCTCTAAAAGAATAATTTAATGGGACTAATATTTTTCTTTCAAAATCAACAATATCAATATCAGTAAGACCATTCTGCTTTACGAAAAACTGAGCTATACCGCTAGCTTGATCTATTCCAGCAAATGCTGCCCCAGGTATTGAACTTACATAAAGTATAGAACTGAAATTTTGTATTATATTTAAATGTGAATTTATTACTTGATCTATTATGTCTATTTCTTTTGTAGATAAACTTTCGTCTTGCTCAAAATAAATTGATGGGACAATATACTTTAAAGCTTTATCATAATTTGATTTGAAAAACAAATTATTATTTTTAGAATTTAAAGTATTAGACATATGCCACGTTTATAGTAAAGTTATTTAGTTGTAAAATCTCATTGAAATTCAATTTGATTGGATCAAAGACATTATCAATCGTAGCAAATCTAACTTCTTCAACTTCAAAAATCTTATACAAAAGTTCTTGTGGTATAAATTCTTTACCGAAATCAGTATTATCAACTGAGAAAAATTGTAAAATATTATTTCTTACTTTAGATTTTATTGTTTCTTCATTGGTTTGATATTTTTTGTCGAGACGTAAAGTGATTATGAGATCTAGTGTTCTTATCAAACCATCTACAATTACAGCCTCATCCGTCATCATTTTCTTTTCAGATATAGCTTCAGCAATTTGACGTTTGTATTCTGGAGTAGCTTTTCTTAATTGGATATTATTAGATTTCTCTAATACATAAACGTCGATGATATTAGCAGATGAGTAAGCTCTTCTAGTTACCGCTGTAGCTTTACCTACTGAACCATAAGAGCTTATAAAAGAATTTACAAATGCTTTATAGTCAGATAATGTAACCAGTCTGTTTAATGACCTAAACACTAAGGGACCATACTTCTTAGCATGCTCTATTGTTTCTGAATCAGACCCTCCAGTCCCTTTTGATGTGTTTTGAATTGTTGCCTGTGCTGTGACTGGAGTTGCAACAGGGGTGGAATAGAACGAAGCATTCACTCTAGTATTTAAAATTCCTCTAGCTATATTACCTCTGGTCCCACCTCCAACTCGGTATATTATTTTATATGAATCTCCAATTGAGGGGACTTTTCCTAGATTGTTATCACCAAAAATAATTTTTGCTCCATACTGATCATCCGATACAACTTGGAAAACTTTATCATCTCCACCAGACGCAAAGAACAAGTTTTCCACTTGTCTATACTGACCGCTTGTAGAATTTTGCCCTGTTATGAAAGCTTGAATACTTCCCTCAATCACCGGGGATCTTTGTAAACTTATGGACTTTAAAGATTCTGTATCAGCAAAACTACCTGTTTCAACGACTAAGGATCCTTCAAGAAGAACTAGACTGGATACTACAGTATTTGAGGATTTTTCTGAATTGTATATTATTACATTACCTTCACTATTTGAGCTATCAATATCTCCGTTTTGAGAAACTTTATATAGTGTGTAAGATATT